AAAAAAGCAATGGGTAAAAAACCTAAAAAAGAATCTATTGAAACCAAATTAGCAGAAATAGGAAAACAAGGCGAAATTGTTAAACTAGAAGCTCAAATTAATTATTTAGATGAAATTATAGAAGAAAAATCTAGCAGACTAAATTCCATTAATGAAGATGATAATTTAAAAGAATTAGTAGACAGAAAGAAAATGAAAATGATGCAAAAAGAAGTTAAAATTTTAGAAAAAAGAAAAGCTAAAATGGAAAAAATGTATGAAAAAATGTCTGGTAAATCTTATAAAAAAGTAGTAGATGAAGGTCAACCTCAAGATTCTTTCGATTTTGCTAATCCTACAGGAGGACCTACATTAGATCCTATTCCAAGAAAAGTAGGACAAGGCACAGGAAAAAGTTATATTAATAGACCATCTGGACCTGCTAAATTTCCAAATTAAAATATGAGCAAAGAATTATTAATAGAAACTCACACTGTTAATATTTCTCCTGCACAATTAACTGAAAGTGTAAATAAGGAGAATGGAAACTTACTTGTTCAAGGTAT